AGCTTTCCTCGGGTTGGCCCCAATACGTCATCCTGGAACGCGGGTGATTTCTTCTTGAGCCAAGTCTGGTAGGTTTCGGCTTCGGGTACTTGACCATCCATAGAGGCTCGGGTTCCTGGGGGTATGTCTCGCTCTTTAAGCCCCAGTTCTTTCCACGATTTGAGAACAGGAGCCGTGGTGCTTCGACAGCGAAAATGCGCTGGTGGTCGAGGCCCAGAATCAAGAGGGTATACCTTTCCATCCCGTGATTGGCATATTGGAGTGTTGTGAACAATAAGTTCTCCAACCACATAACTGTGATCTCCTTCAACTGAAAGCGAAACAATTTCGACATTGCCAGTCTCTAAGGTTCCTGTAATTTGTCCAATTTTTGTTTCCTGCGCTTTTCCCAAGACAATCTTGTTTTCTCCGCGGCAATCGCTCTCTGTTCCTCTGTCCAAAATTGTTTCTGTTTTGCTTGTGCTTGCTTCCTTGATTCTGGGCTGAGAACAGGTGCAGGACGAGTTTTCATGCGTTCTCGAAATTCTGGTTCCAACCATTTTTTCTTCATTGATTCGGACATTTTCTCTGCTTTGGCTTGCACCCATTGCGGATTTGTCGCTCTCAAAGTCGCTTGTGCTTGTTCTCTGGCTGAATTCACTTGCGCCCGATATTCTTCGTCCTGCCATTTTTCTTTCAATAAAATCGACGCTTTTTGCAAACTCGCTTGCGTTTTCGGTTGCCGATTCGCTTTTGTTACGTTCTCTTTCCAAGAAGATTGCGACCTTTTGCGAATGCACTCTTTCCCTGCATCTGTCGCATAAAACTTCTTGTTGGCGTTCGATACTTTCGGCCCCGCAGATTTTGCAGCCTGTAACCGCCTCTGCATCGCGTCTGGATTTATCCGAAGCATCTTCGAATAGCGTTTTCCCATCTCGATATATTTTTCCGGGGGAAGATCCGCTCCTTCCCCGCCTTTCGTCATGTTGTACCCGTTCGGAGCAAGTGTGTGCATTTCCGCTATGAACTTGATCTCCAATGCGAAGGCTTCCGATTTTGTCTGCGTTTCCGCAAGAATCCTCATTTGAGGATTCCCATATTTTTTCAGCGCGTAACTGAGCGCGTAAGTCCCGGCTTCCGATCTGCTCCAATGCTCCATCAATCTCCGCTTGGGATTGTTCGACACTCCTACATATGACTTTCCCGAGGCAAACGTCAGAAGATAAACATAGTTCTTCTGCTCTTTCCCATCCATCTGGCGTGAGCATTCTGTGGTCATGAGTAGTCCTCCCAATGAGGCTACCATTATAATGGATGGCTATGCTAGATGGTACAACTGAAACAAAAGTTCCAATCACTTTGCAAGGCTTACCGCTAACGCCACCAATGACATATTCACCTTCAGAGATGTTCCCAATCGGCTTATATGAGCCATCAGCCATTAGGACTTTGGCTTCTTTACTCCAACAAGTTCTAGCATCCAGCGTACTAACCCACTGAACCCCTTTGATAAGGTCATCATTCGCCCCGTAGAAGGTTTGTCGAGCCTGATTGACGGTATGGGCTACCGAAGTAGCCACCAATGCTTGCGCCTGCCGGTAATTGAGCGCCATGACGCCATCTGAGTACCGAAGGGCCTTGCTTCCCATGACCCGCTTGGTGATCTGCTGATAGGACTCGCCCTCAACGATACCCATACGCACCGCATCCCGAATGCGGACGTAGCTGTCTTGTTCCAGTTTGTCGATCCACTCTTGCAGAATCTTGCCTTCAAACGGGCGCGACTCCACCGCCGCAATGATGGTTTCAGCCGCAGGCATCACCATATTGAGTTCAATCGGGGTGGAGTCTTGGATCACCGTGTCTTGGTGCTCGGCTTCGTACACAGCCAAGTCGTTGAGTTCCGTCTGCAAACGATCTTCAGCCAATCGCCAGGACTCGCTGATGATCGTTCGAACGCCTTGCAACTGCTGTTCAAGCCGATCCGCCTGCCATTCGGTGTTGACGGTATTGAGTTGTTGCAGGAGGTCTTTCTCGACCGCTTGGAGCAGTTCCGTAATCTCTCGCGCAATCTGCGCTTGGTAGCGCAGAAGGTAAACCTGATGCGCTATCGCCAGATCACGGATCTCGTCGTTGGAGGTCATGCGGTGGGCGGCGGATTAGTCCGTACCGGTGGAAGGCCGGGGGCATTGAGATCAATGCGCTCCAACTCGTCCGCAAAATTCGTGTCCGCCGCGATGATGTCGCCCTTAACCAAGTTGTCGAACAAGGTCTGATGAGAGATTGCACCGGCCTGCCAAGACTGAACCAGCGCCTGCACATCCTGATACGTCAGAGAGTTCGGGAGGTAGACGCGGTTGATCTCGACCTTGACGGAACCTGTCAGGCCGGTCCAGTTCACCATCCACTCAAGGCAATGCGTCAGGCCAATGCTGATGCTTTGCGCGATGGACGCAAGGACCGAGTTTTCACCGGCCTGATGAATCGCCGCCGCCTGCGCGGTTTCACTCACTTTGCGCTCCGGGGCCAGAATTCTGGCTCCGAGTGTCGCCATCATGGCCTCTTTGGCGCGGAGGGCTTCCCTGAGTTCGGATAAGCCCTGGCCGGTGAATTCCAGATAGAAGGCTTGGGAGGAGGGGTCGGGAAGCAACCACGCCGTTCCTGATCCGATCCGAAGCTGTGCGGACGAGTCATCAGAGTAGAACCCAGTGACCACGGGGGTAGGAAGCCCTGTGAAGTGGAGTCCGTGTTCGTAGTCGGCGGTGGTTCGATAGTGAGACAGGTTGACATCAACCAGATCCAAGAGAGGAGGCTTGTCCACGCAGGGGGTATTGTCACGGACGCCAAAAAATTCAAACGGGATACGGGCGATGGGGCGTCCTTGGCTTGTGGGGAAAATCGTTTCCGCAACATAAAAATTCCCTCGTTCGTCCTTCCTGAACACCCGTTGACGGTAAACGCCGTTGACGAGATCCAGAACCCGATATTGTTCCTTGCACTCGTACTCAAATTCGTCCTTGGCGACCTCGTATTCTTCTTCCAAGACAACCAAAACCAGCATTTCGATCCCGGCGATGCGTTCCGTGCGCCAGTTGATGATGCACTCGGCATCGTAGAGGCGCATATACGGGCGCATTCCCTGTTCCTGCGCCTGCGCGAGCGTCAGGGCCTCTGTCATCGGCGGGTGGTCGACCAAGACGCCTGCGCGGCCCAGCATCACCACTTCCTCGGCCACCATTTCCGCGAACTGATGCAGATTCACGCCAGACATCGTGACATCAGCGGTGATTGCTTCAAGTCCTTGGGGATATTCGGTGATCGGTGGCTTGATGAACAATAGGCCGGTCAGACCATCAATCGTGCGCTGAGTGGCGTTGTAGAACAAAGCCCGTTGCTTGTATGCCTTGTATTCCTGATCCGTCTGGCCGGATAGCCGGGGGAGGTACGCGATACCGTATTCGTGGATTTCATCCTGACCCTCGGCGGCGTGTTCGCACCGCTCCCACTGGTCATAATGCTCGTCATACTCTTCGTGCTTTGTGTCTACTGCCATGCTAAATACCTACAACGAGTGCCAAACGTGGGCGGTTACTCTGGATAGGATAGCGATATACCACAAAATAAGAAGCCGCGTCATTAGTGTGGTCAAATCCGGCCCCTTTATCCGGCTCCCCGTTCTTGTTGTACGCTTGCTTTTCCAGGGACTCAGCCAACATCGGGCAACGATCCACGTTGATTAGGTATTCGCGGTTTTCAAGCGATTTGTTCATCGACAGCACACGGTCCTTCACCGCAGGGTTTCGGGTGTTGACGCACACTACAAATCCGGCGGCTCTGAGGAGCGCGTGGTCAGAGATCGAGGCGTTATTGGTCTTTCTGGCCGAGCCGGAGGCGTCCGGGTACACAAAAATGCGGTGGCCCCGGTAGCGTTCCTGGATGATTCGGATCATTTCCGGCGTATCAAACACCTTCACCAGTTCGTTTACCGCCCTGGGCTGGTTGTCTCTGACCACATGGATGATGGCCGACATATTGGTGACGTTAAAGTCCATCCCGATATGGAGCGGTTCTCCAGGCTGTTCCACCGTGTTGGTGTGATTGAGCCTTCTGTCATAGCCGGGGTATACCGACCCGGAATTGAGGTTGACAAACTGGCCGTCAAGGTATGCCGCAAGCTGTGAGGTGGAGTAGGTGGCCTCCAACTGCTTGACATACCCCTCGGGGAGATACGGGTTACTTGAGGTCGGGGCGCGGATAAGTTCGTATCCTGGGCGCAATGTCTTGCCGAAAGTCTCGTACATCCATCCGAAACCTTCCGGCGTAGACACCGCCGCCAATGTGTTCTGGGTGTTATCCGGCTTCTTCTGTCGGCATCGACCCAGCATCTTGGACCATACATCTGCCGCCTGCTCTGGTCGGAGGGTGTCGGCTTCGTCGATCACCGCGTCCGCGACTTCGAAACCGACCAGTCTGTCCGGCGTATCTGCCGATCTGAAGATAATCTGTGCTCCGTTCTCCACTGTGATGATGTTATCTGCGCGATTTAGTTTGTATGTGACGCCCCACTCCTCAAACAAATTCATGAACCTGGGGTATGCAATCAGCCTGATCAAGTCGAAGGTCGGCTCGACAAAACCAAATGACAGGTTGGGATATCTCAGAGCGCGTAACGCGATCCTCACCACCGCCGCATGGCTTTTACCCGCGCCGTATCCGGCCACCATTCCGGGGTGCTTGGCCTCAGAAAATACGAAGTCTTCCTGTGGGACGGTCAGGCTGATCTTGATTTGTTTGGGCGGTGGCGTCATAAGTGTAAAGATAAGTTGACAAAAAGAAATTTCGTTTTTTGTAAATTTAGGTTGACAGTTTGGAATTTGTCTCGGCTATAGAGTGGAGGATTCGCGGCCCGTAAGGAAAAAAGGGGCATACCCCCCTATGCCTCTCTCACCTCACACGATCCCCGCCACAGCACGAACGAAAAACCTTCACCCATATCCATCTTGCCATCTTTCGCGCCTCACAAGCGATTCTAGACACCTTCACGCCATACGCTCGCACGTTACAGGCCATTCTCAGCGACATTGCGACTTTACATAATAGAGATTATACGCAGTGTGAAAAAATGCGTTATAAATCAATCACTTGTAATGTGCACTACGTTCGCCGCTTGCGATGGCTCGTCAATCCGTGCCGCTTCACCCTCAATCGCTGGCCTTGATGGCCGTTCTATCTGGAAAGCGTATCCGTGCGTAACGTTAATCTCGCTAGTTTGCTCCACCTTGGATAGTTTAGGAGCCGCATACTCTGCCAGTTTAGCTAGCAAGTCTAACGCTTTGGCCGGGTCATCCTGGCTGACACGTTCGAGCCATACGCCTACATTCTTCGAGTTATCTTCGAGAAGTTTTGTGACCGTCTCACGGAATGTGATCGTTGTTTTGTTTTGTGCACCCTTTGGCCTACCAGTGGTTTTAAGGTTCGGATACCCGGGTACATGATCCGGTTTTGCTAGTGTGTCTTGTTGGGTTTCCATAATCGCTTGATCCCGCTATTTATTCGAGCGCGAACCTATCACGCCAAAGCATATAAATGCTAGTGATAATTACAAAATATTAGTTCCACTAACAGTTTTTCTGTTATAATCGAACCGTGATCAGGGGCAATCGCTCTTGATCGGTTTCCGGGTTAATCATCCGTGTTGTGATGGTTCCCACATTGGAGAGACGTTATGTATCAGTCGGTAAATTTTTGCGATTTTTGCGATGCTTTTCGTGACACGAACCGCAATGACCAATTCTCTTATGAAGGAAAAAAAGTGTTGTTCGATTTTTGCGAATCGTGGGAGGAAGAAACTGGTCAACCAGTGGAACTCGACGTTATAGCCTTGTGTTGCGAGTGGTACGAATCGACATGGGAAGAAATAGCAAGCGCCTATAACGTAGACATTGAAGGGTTAGACGACGAAGAAATAGAAGAAAAAGTTCGAGAGTATGTCGAATACAATTCTATGATAGCTGGCGATGTTCCCGGCGGTTGTGTTTATCTGGCTTTTTAAGGAGTAAACAAAAATGAAAGTGAAAGCTGAATTAACAGATACCTATTGCGGTGAGGCTAACTATTCATGGGTACGTAGAATCGAACTAAACGTTCCCGAATTATTATCAGAAAAAGCCATCGTGCGTAGGGTTAAAAAGGAACTCGGGTTATCTGGTTTACGTTTTAAGCGGCGTGATAATTTTGGAGATTCCCTAGCATTGTGGGGCCTTAATGGCGATTGTGTTGTGTTATTTATCAATTTTGAATTCTAAGGAGTGACTAGCCATGTATTCAATCAAAACTGACGCTTTTAAATCTATTCTCCTTTTCACGGCTACAAAAGACGTTCGTTATTATCTTAAAGGGATAAACGTAGAAATTAGCACTGGCACTGTAAGACTTACGGCGAGTGATGGTCACACATTAGCTACCTATACCGAAACGGCAGTAGACAATGATAGCTACCTTCTCACTATCCCTAGGGAATCAATAGAAATTGCGCTGAAAGCAAACGGGAAAAAGCCGACGATAGACTTAGATCCCGTACATTGTACGCTGGCCGGTGTACCTTTCACTCCGATAGAAGGGAACTATCCAAACGTGCGGCGCGTGTGGGAACAAGAACGCATGATTGCAGATACACCAATGCTAATCAACCCAGAATACTATTCTCGAATCGGTAAGGTAGCTAAATTGGAGGGTGTAGGTTATCCCGGTATTAAACTATGGCACATGAACGATAGCCTATTTTTTGAAGCCGGAGATATACGCGGCTTGATAATGGGTATGCGTGAATGCGCTGTTAATAAAGGCGATAAACCGGGGTTCTAATATGAGCATTGAAAAACTACACTGCGGCGCATGGCGCGTGTCTGATATTGTAGGCGGGTATCGTGTAGAACGTGTCTTTTTTGGATACACCAAAAGACAATCCATGGCGTTATTTGCTGAATACATTGCAGAATTGGAGGGCTAAAAATGAACAGATATTTTTTTGAAGTTAAAAAAGGCGATTATTTTGAGCGCGGCGGTAATTTATGGCTCAAAAAATCAACGCGCACGGCTGAAATAATAGCTAGCAACACTGGCCCAACCATACATAAAGACTATGCGGGTAAATGGTTCCATTTTTCTAGGTTTGATAGTGTTAATTCTAACGCTGTTTTTTGGAACCTATACTACAAAGAAAACATCATTAGTTTTTAATCTTAGGCGCTATAAAAATGAAAAAAGAAACAGATTCGAACGCATGGTTGCGGATTGTCTTGATCGTTGGCGCTATAGCCTTTAGCCTTGCCAGCAATGACGACTATGAAACATCCCAGCGTGTGCGCGTGACCTATCAGACAAAATAACGCGATACACTCAACACAAGCCCCCGATCAGGGGGCTTTTTTGTGCCTGTAAGGAAATCCATCGGGGCCTGTGGGCCTGTGGGCCTGTGGGCCTGTGGGCCTGTGGGCCTGTGGGCCTGTGGGCCTGTGGGCCTGTGGGCCTGTGGGCCTGTGGGCCTGTGGGCCTGTGGGCCTGTGGGCCTGTGGGCCTGTGGGCTTGTGGAATTCAAAACAGTGGATCGAATGAGAGGCGATTTAAGGCGCGAAAAATTCAAGAGGTACAAGGGTATGCTAGGTTATCTTTCGCGCTGTAATACGCTTTGTATTGTCTTTTATAGCTATTTTCCGACTAGACCTTACAGTCAAAAACGTATAAGCAAACACTAATATTAGAAAACGCTAATATTAGCGTTTGCTTATATTAGGAAACGCTAATATTAGAAAATGCTAATATTAGCGTTCGCTTATATTAGATTTTGCTGATATTGGGCCATTTCTGACCCAAATCGTCGTCGGAATTTTACCCAAATCGTCGTCGGAATTTTTGCGTCCGGTTGTTACCCAAACGCTCGTCGGAATTTTTCGCGGACCCAAATCGTCGTCGGAATTTTCCGGTGGGGATTCTAGCCTTCGTCCTGACAGCGTTCGATTAGTGCAAGGTAGCCAACCGCGTCCACCAATGAATCAAGATGATCGGGTGTGTTCGCAAGTCGAGCGATCTTGAGCAAAGTCATCATCGCGGCGACATCAACCGCACCCAAACGCTCGTCGGAATTTTTGCGATTGGCGAGATACGCGGTCCAGAACTGGGCGATGCAATCAAGATTCTTGGAAGGTTTGCCGTAAGTCTGCTCACGATCACCGTAGATGATCTTGTGAGCCTCCTCAAGGATACTTTCGCCTTTGGTGGGGGTCATACCAAATCCTCGTCGGAATTTTGCTTGTCGAGCCTCTGAGCGGCTTTCTCGTCGGAATATCCGTCAGGGTATCGCCTAGCCAGCTTGTCGATGTTCTTTCGGGCGCACGTTTCGAGTGACATTCCAAAGACCTGTGCCGCGTAGGCGGTAGCCCACAAGATGTCACCGATCTCTTCTTCGATGTTCTCGAAATCAAACTGCTGACCGTAGACCTCAGCTTTCTTGATGGCCGAGGCCAGTTCACCGACCTCATCAGCCAAGAGGCTGACCAGATGAAGCAGAGCGACCTGACGGGGAAGTTCCTTGGCGGTCCTCATCGCGGTCGATTGAAACTCATGAATGTGCATTTTTGATCCTGTGGTT